GTCGTGGAAGAGCCCGAGGTTGTAACCGTGATCCACGCCCGTTGCCGTGTTGTTGTGCGCCCACGCGTGTTTGACCACAGTATGCACCGGGGTCTGATTGAGTGGACGCGAGTATCCGAACGCGGACGCCACCTTGGCCCCAGCACGGGCCATCCAACTCAGCGCAGAGGTGTAGCCCACCATCGTGGGCACCAGGGTGCCCGCCCAGTCGCTGACGCGTGACGTGGCGAGTAGAAACCCGCTGATGGGCCCCTGGGTCTTGGCTTCCCCCTGCAGCCGGTCGCCACCAGACGGAATGGCGGCAGTAATGGCGCTAAGAGGCGCCTTGCGGCCGAACAGCTCAACGTCCTCCAACCAAAAGTACACAGTGTAGCGAACGGCGTCACCAGCCAAAGCAGTGTTGAGAGGGATACGCGGCACAATGCCGAAGTACCCGTTATTGATAGCCGCACCCTCAATGGGGATGGCAGGCTCGAGCGCGCGGTGGGGGATCTTGAACTCGAATGCGTTGGTGGTGCTCAAATCGATGAAAACCCCGGGGTATGCCATGTAAGCCGGGGCTGAGGTGAAATCAGGGTCCACCGTGAAGCTCGGTGCGTAGGCGCCGCCAGGGAGCCAGTGAAAGGCCCTCAAAACCCCCCCAATGAATGGGGTGGTCGAGAGCTCGACACGGAAGCACCACGTGGCGCGAAACGCGCGGTGGCCCCGCAGGTAGCTCTGGAAGATCAAGTTGGCGTCGCCGTTGAGCATGGCAATCGCGTTGGCGTAAGTGAGCTCCCGCAGGAAAGGGGTGGAGTTGATGTTGCCAGCGGCAACCACCACTGGGGTAGCAAGCATGGTGTCTGCCGGCAGTTTGCGAGGCGGCGCAAGCATGGACCACCAGCTCCTGTCGGTTCGCACAGTAGCGGAGCTACAAGCGTCGTTCAAAAACTGGAGGTTCTGCTGCACCTCAGAGGAGACGGGCGCGGCGTCAGCATCAATGCTGCTACACTCAGTAATGGCCACGGTGGCGGCCTCGGTGGGGTTTTGTGTTTCTTGTGTGGTGTTGGTAAACCATGTGTTGTCTGCAATGGGGTCTGATTCAATCCCCC